AGGAGATGCGGTTGTTTCACACTTAGCATTTTCACATCAGCGTGCAGCGATCGAAGATCGTTCTGATATTTTGCAACGATATCTTGAGCTTTCGATCAGGTTGAACGGTGACACTGCCGCGTGAACAAATGATTCACTATTTGTATTGCATTGAAAATCTTGTCAATGGAAAAGTGTATGTTGGAAAACACTCGACCAAAAACATGAATGATGGTTACATGGGTAGTGGAACAGCGTTGCTTCATGCAATTGAAAAGCATGGAGTTGAAAATTTTCAAAAACATGTGTTGATAACGTTCGAAACATCAGAAGACGCTTTTAAATTTGAACGTCAAATAGTGAATGAAGAATTCATTTCTGATGACAACACATACAACATTCGTATCGGTGGAATGGGCGGTTTCGATTGGATTAATCATTCAAAAATCGACAAATTCAAACATAAATGCCATTCGCCAAAGACTAAACGTATCATTAGTGAAAAAGCAAAATTACGTGTAGTTAGTGATGATACACGACAGAAAATAAAAGATGGATTTACAATTGATGGTCGTAAACGAATTAGTGAAGCTTCCAAAAGAGCAAATACTGGGAGGATTTTCTCACAATCAATACGTGAAAAAATTTCTAAGACACTTAAAATAAAATTGCCGGCAGCTGCTAAATTTACACATGAACAAGCTGATGAGATTAGGAAACAATTAGCATCAGGTAAATCGATCTCATGGCTAGCTAGAGAACTAAATGTAAGTCGACAATTGATCAGTAGAATCAAGCACAATCAATCATATACGCGACCGTAATTCAGTGGTAGAATGTTGCGCTTCCAACGCAAACGTCGTGGGTTCAAATCCCTCCGGTCGCTCTAATGAATGTAGAAATTGACACCAAAAAGACTGAGATCGCCGCGGTGCGCATATCGCATTCGTCATAATGACGCTAGTTTTGACTCAACAATCAATCGTTTATTTGAACTAGTTGATGAATTGACTGCGCTTGAAGACGCTGAACTCATTCGACGTATGACAAAACATATTTCAGAGAAAATTTGTGATGCGCGTTCATGACGTCATGTGGTATAGCGCTGTCATCAAACGAGGAGTGACTTCATCAGGAAGTCCGAATTCATGATGTGTTGTCTCAATTGTGGTGAGGCGCCTGGATTTTGCCTATGCGTTGAATGGTGTTACAAGCACAATGCCATAGACGAACATCCTGGGTGTGATTTGTGCCAACGAGAATCTAAAGTCATCAGAGAAAAATTGAAACTTCTCATGCCGTTGCAACCGTGGTATGTACGTCTCTGGTGGAAGCTTGTGTGGCACATCTGATGTCTCTTGACAAAAAACGAATTCGTGAAAATTTTCGCAATGCTGTCTTTTCACGAGACGGCAATAAGTGTCGTGCTTGTGGATGGTCGATCTTTAATGACGAAGTCATTCTTGACGCTCACCACATCACTGATCGTAACTTGATGCCCAATGGTGGCTATGCCAAAGAGAACGGCATTTCACTGTGCCCAGGTTGTCACGAGAAAGCAGAAATCTTTCATTCTACGGGCACAGCTCCAGAAGGCTGGGCACCTGACGATCTTTACAAGATGATTGAATCATCCTATGAACGTGCTTTAAAAGCTTCAGAGAGGCTCAAGTGAGACTAAAAACTATCAACACTATTCTTCGTGTCATCGGTTGTGTGTTAGTCGTTTCGTTCGACGACAAGGAAGAGCAGACAAAACTGTGGATAGAACGAATTAAGTCATACAAGCGACGAGTCCATGTACGGTAGCAAACGCAAAGAATCTACGGCACCAAAACGAACGGTGTGGGCAGACAAGACACGTGTCGTTCTGACTGATTTACACAAACGCAAAGCTGAGCTCATCAACAAATTAGACAATGAAATTAGAGCTGCACAGGCACTGTGTAATCACACATTGTCAGACGGTACTAGCACGATCGAAAATTTGTACAATTATGAATATGACAAAGAATACACACGATGTTCTGTCTGTCATATCTGTCAAAACTAACAATGATTAAACTCAAGGAACGCAAACACCACCTCATATGATGCATGAGATTTGTGTACAGCATGGGCCACACGTATCCGGTTGACGGCGAACTCTTATAAGGTTTTAGCGGTTGGGTTCAACTCCCAAGTGGCCTACTTCATGAAAAAGAACGTGAAAGGTGTTACTGTGTGACTAAGATGCTAGATCTTAGACGAGCGGTGTTAACACATTGAAAAAAGTCAAAGTCACGCTACGTATGGGCTCACCTGGAAAGAAGTTTTATCTCTTTCCTTCATCTGAGGCCCTTTATGTTTGGACATGCGCCATAGAACGTAATGAGCAAATACAGGTACCTGAAATAGAGGAACTACTGTTAGAGCCCGGCGGTTTCATTGAAGCTGAATTACGTGGGTTTGAATACGCTTATGAATCTGATGGAAAATTTAAGCGTCTTGAGTTGATTAGATTAGGCAGAGCACATCAACCCGCCAATTCTTCAGGCCTATTAGTGACTACGCACACTGGGTGGGTCACAGGTGGACTTCTTCCTCTTAAGCCTTACAATGATGCAACGATTGACGTCAGAATCATACGACCTGAAGAAGCTCGCCTTGATCTGCCTGTCCTGTTCAAAGATTCAGAATTAGACGTAGAAGATGAATCTTACGACGATGAAGAACCTTTAGACGAAGATGATGACGAAGAAGACGAATGATCAGCGATGAAGGCTAGCAATTTTGTTGCTCATGATATGTCTAGCGAGGATCAATACATCCGGGTGATCGTGTCGTAATTCGCGAACAGCTTCGATATTTTTGTGAGAGTCGTCCAAAAATTCTACTGATTCATATCCATCACGTTTAATACGAGCATCAATCCAGCTAGCTTTTGCGTGAGGAGAGGCGGTATCGAGCGCGACAACCTCGATGTCATCGAAACCTTGTTGTTTTAGGAATTGTCTAATTGGTAGATCAGCACTGCGCGCTGATAATATGACGATATTTTTCGCACCGTGATGTGCGTATACATTACGTAAGATCTTATTTGTCCACCGCACCGCGCGCGGATTAATCAATTTGTGAAAATCTGCATAGTCAAATATTTCACCGGGTTTTTTGTCATATACGGCAAATTCACCTGGTGATAAATCAAATTTGACGCCCTCTGGTGTGGTCACATGAACTTTAGCGTCCGTTTTTACTAGTGTATCGTCAAAGTCAAATACCCACAATTTCTTGTGTGTTTTTGGAGTTTTGACAAACTCTTGAATGTAGCTAGACAAGAGTTTCGTATTCGAACTCATGATTGAATTCTACTTCAAATAGGCATGGTGTATCGTGCGACACAGTGGGTTAAGGTGAGGAACATGAAGTTGTTAGTTTTGGATTATTTGGAACGTCACACATTTCGTGAACTCGAGGAAGAATACGGAGTTTGCGCGCGACCAAGCGAGACGTTCGATAAATTTTCTCTCAACTATGATTCTATTCTCACTCGAAATGGAAATCCATTTTCTGTGCAATGTCGTGGAGTCGTAGTCAGATCTCATGATCCAAATAAATTCTTCAACGCTGGTGACAAATGGCAGGACGTAAAAGTCGGACCTCTAGAGGTTTTAGCATGGCCAATGAATCGCTTTTTCAATCACGGTCAAGACACAGCGGCAGAAATTGATTGGTCAGATGACAATCTTCGTGTCTATGAAAAACTAGACGGTACGTGCATCATCTGCTATTGGGATCCGCTTCAAGGAAAATGGCATGCCGCCACTCGTTCAGTGCCTGAGGCAAATTTACCCATCTTAAAGGGTCATATTGAAATTGGTGATATGACATTTTCACAACTTTTTCTAAGGGCATTAGTTGAAACTCGTGAAGAATTGTCTGGGAAACCGTTAGATTGGGTCGTCGATAGCATCGACAAAGTGGTTCATCTCAACAAAGAGATGACGTATATTTTTGAATTGGTGTCGCCCTATAACCAAATTGTCGTCGACTATCCAAAACCTCAGGTTTATCTTCTTGCGGCAAGGCATACTGCAACTGGGAAAGAGGTCCCTATTGAGTCAATTCGACTTGAACATGTCAAGCGACCTAAAGTTTGGCCTATCCGTGATGTACATGCGCTGGCAGCATTTGTTGATACGGCTGATCCTTCTGAACTTGAAGGTGCTGTGGTTTGCGATTCTAAATTCAATCGCTTGAAAGTCAAAAACAAGTCATATGTACTTGCTCACAAATCTAAAGACTCCATCACGGCTTCACCAAGAAATGCTTTAGAAGCCGTGATTCTTGAAAAGATCGATGACATCATTCCCCTAGTTCCTAAAGAAGTGGGTGAAAAGATGTTGAAGATGCAAGACTCATATGCACAGTACTGCAAAAGTATTGATGCAAATTTTGAAAAATTCCGTGAAGAAGCATCAGGAAATCGTCGTCGTTTTGCTGAACAAGTGATGTTGTCAGGCGATTGGACCGCTCCTTATTTTAACCTTTGGGAGAATCGCTCTCGCAACACTATGGAGTGGATTAGGACGACCTGCGATAAAAACAAGCTGTCACCCACGACACTCGATACCATTATTTCAAAGCTGGCTTTATAACCATGCCTGAGGTTAGCACGGGATATTCTTGGGTCAATCTGTGGGCAGCTTGTACAGCTTCATGAGCCTTAGTTACTGTTATCATAGAGGTCGTATACTTACGATCATGGAGAGTGCAACATGGTGATTGTCATTGATCTAAATGGAAACGACGACGAAGTCACCGATAAAGTTGACTCAAAAATTGAAGCACTCAAAAAAGAAGAGCAGCGTCGGGCTGACTGGTATGCGTGGGTTCAGAGACACCGAGAAGTCGTCACGCAAATCATACCAGTCGAATGACTAGACTGATGTAACACGGCGTGCTGTAAAGTATGAATCAGCATACATGCGTGCGGTTCCTAGGGTAACCACTGCTAACAACATGGTGATAGTTCCTGCTGTGCTACCGACTCTTATCAACGATTGAACACGACCATAGTGAGGCGCAGGACCTGAGACTGCACTGAACGTAAATGGTATTAGGGCGTTCATCGTATTGGTAATTGATGATGAAAATACAGTTGCGCTGGTCGTACAACCAAACGTTCTATTATTGCCTGTAGAACCAGCAGGGGCTGCCCATCCTACACGAATGCCATTTGCAGTAGAACATCCAAAAGATCCGTCGAATTCCACTTCCCAAATTTCATTGGCAGAGACAGCGAATGAAAAAGAAGAACTTTGGGCAGAAGTCGACGTAGTAGTAAAATCAGACGTTAACGCCATCGAGATGAGAGTACTACCGATTTGAACTTGACTCGTTGAACTAGTCGTGACAGTCACTTGATTGCTGATTGAAGTGACGAAACTAGTTCCCAAAGCAGTCTGCGTGATTGAACCGGTCATTTGTCTAGCGCGAATAACGCTCGCTGACAGATTGCCAGTCACAAATAAATCTGACCCAATTGTGCAACTAGCTTGTGTCGTTACATCGCCTTGAACACCTAAGTCTCCCCAAATGAATTGATCTTTGGGATTTGTCGACGTGCCAATTTCTTGATCTTGTAAGCTGACAACTTTGATGATGTTGTTGCGATGATCACGTACAATTACACGTTCGCTTTTATCAGCATCTTCTTTTCGCAATACTGTCATTGACTTGTCTCAGACGACCACGATAGATTGATTTGTTCTAGCCAATGAAATTGGTTCTTCACGATTTCGAACAACTCCATCAAAGAAAGGCAATGAACTCGTAGCTTCAAAGCTCAAATTTGAAGAGTATGTGTATTCTGGCAACGTTGTTCTACCTGATGAATCGACAAATCTAACCGCTACAGGTGACGTCGACACGTCAACACCAGCTGAGCTAGTGTTGAAAAATTTGGTGTCGAGGCGTTGTTCTAACATGTCGCGGACATAACCGTAATGATCACGACGAAAAACTGAAATAGTGTGAAGTGGAAACCCTGATGCAAGACCATGGCGCCATCCACGTAATTCTGTTCCGGCTACGGTTCCATAATCAGGATCTTTTCTTCTGTGCGTGACATGACAATTATCAGCCGTGGCTGATCTTCCGTCGCCAAATCCATACATGAATTTGATGAATTCTGGATGACCTGTTCCTAAACTGTTGCCACTAGTTTCTTGATTTGTCTCTGTGGCGATGATTCTAGTGCCGTCAGCTTTGATATTTCCGTATTCAAATGTCATGTTTGAAAACATGACATAACGAGGTGAAAATGTCACTGGATCGATTCTGATCGGGTACGATGCACCTCGAAGTTCATTAGCAAAAGTATGAGATACCCCAGACCATCGAGGTTCAAATGGGAAAGACATGATCCAGTCACCCATACCACGACTACCTGAACTAGGAGGAGTACCTAAGTAATCTACCAATTCACCATACTCTCTGCCTGTCATCAGTCCAAATTTGACAACGGCAGAACCAGCGGTCGTTGCTCCTCCCAAAGCCAATCCAGGTGATTGAATTGAAAGCATGCTACGAGGATCAGGAATTCGAGAGTCCCAAATTAATTCTTTGTCGCACGTAAAAACTGAATTTCGACTGCTTTTTTGTAGTTCGAAAATCTTTCTTGATCTTGTCCAATTACGCTGACTTGACCAAGATACGTCTCGAACATTTGAACCTACTGAACTATAGTAAATTTGTGTATCATAAGATGATGAAACTGCTGGACTTGCACTTGCAAATTCAGTTCCCTGTGAACGTCCGATAAAAAGATACTGGACTGCACGTTCTACATTGAAACGATCGTTATTTGATCCTGAAAGTTCACGCGAATAAGGTGCATCGAACTGATCTAAAACCGGTTCATTTCCGATGACTTCAGAAAGAACTTCAGAACCGATTCGTTGACTTGAGGGATCGTTGAATTCCACACCCGCGCGCACTTTAGAACCGTAAAGTGTTATGTTGATAGAGCCTGTGATCAGACCGACATCATGATTGGCGACAGAGCCGGAAAACCATTGATTTGTAGTTTCCAATCCGTTAGCGACGTATGGATGCATTTTTGAAATGCTGAGTACAAATTCATCATTTGGCATCACCAAATAAGGACATGGTGAATGACTGATTAGAGAAACAGGCGCGAGAAATTCAATTGAATTTTGATTCAGTAAAGCTGAATCTGCTTCAATGGCACCCAGAGACTCAGAAATATACAAATACTCAGCAGAATGTAATGCCCCGGGGCCTAAATACAAAGGATTAGCAACTAGTTGGCCTCCCGGATCTGATTTGCGTTGCAGCGTCTCAAGCTCACGTCCAAGAACGCTTCGACCAGATGGCGTAAGTCCAGTTGCAGACCTACCAAAAGGCGCAATTCCTGCAATGTTATTTACCGATAAGTTGTTAACAATGTAGTCCGAGTTATTCAGATTGATTGTCGGCGTTTCCTCCAAAAATCTATAGATTGAAGGCATTTGTTCTGACATGTCTGGTAGCGCATATGCCTTTTGATTAAGCATTAGCATTACACCCACAGAATTAAGGGCAGTGCTTTTAACCTTCACAGAACCGGTAAAGAAATTAGCGTCATTTGAACTAACAACGGCGGACGCTGGATATCCAGCTGATCTAAATCCCTTGACGCCAAATACCCAATTTGGGCCCATGCCATCCGGACCATTATACTCGAATACGACTTGAGAAACGTCATCACCCGCCGGGATGATTGTTCCAGTCATGATCAAATCTAACGACGAAGAAACAATACCTTCTATGCTACGTCCAAATTGAATTTTTCTGTATAGAGCGACCGTGAGGGCAGGACCTCCCCAACACAAACCCAGTGCATTGCTAGTTTGACATTGTGGTCGCCAAACTCTTGTTTGATCGTCAAACCATCCAGGGCCTGCAGAAAATGGAATTTCAAACACGGCTTTTTCAAGCAACATCGGTTCATCGATTTGAAGCTTGAATGTTTCATTTTGTGTAGGTTGATACTCTGGATTGTTGCGTATGCTTTTTGGATATTCTTTTCCAATAGCGTTGGCTGTCAATTTTTGATTGTATGCGCGCATCAACTCAAAGTCTGTTTTTTCGCCTATGCTAAGACCATCATTTGCTGGGTTAGGATTATGAGATCCTGATGAAATGACATTTCCATACGGTCCAAAACCACGAGCGTCTTCATTCAACGCCCAACCTAAATCTTGGAATCCTTGATAGTGCCAACTAGCAGGATTAGACCAATCGCCGTGTGCTCCTGGTTGCTGAACTGAGCTGCCTGACAACAAAACATCTGAACTGTTGATCGGAACATTCCAAGAGTGAGTTTTGGAATTGTAGTAATAGATGCTTGAAGAAGCTCCTGGCATCTGAACGTTGTAATCGACTGGCAACGAAAACTTGAGTTGTGTTTTAGTTTTTAAGCTTGATCCAAAGCTAGAAAACAATTCGATACTTGAACCCGTGAGGAAAAATTGACTTCCTTCATCTTGTTCTGGTCGACTAGTTTCATTGAACGCTTCGATCAATTCACTTTTAGATGACCCAATGTACTGTTCGATTGCACTCGGAACAATGCTACCAGTGACTAAAAAATCACCCGCAAACAAATCTTGTCGTTCTGTAACGTCTGCATTGTCACCTCCAAAAAATCGAGGCAACGTAGTGGGATAATTGACAACAATGTCACCTCTTGTTCCACTAGTGTAGTTAGGAGTCTTTCTATCGTCGAATTGTTGTATTCGATTGTTGATTCGACCAAATCCATTTCGAGAAACAATCGGCAATGCTCGATTGGAGTCTAAGGCGTGTATCAACTTGCGAGGTAAAATCTTACGACGATTTTTCGGCGGAGCAAAAGTCATAATGCATCCGCCAACGTGAGAACCAGGCCAATTTAGTGTTGACCACAGATTGTGAACATATGGAATTCCACTAACACCGTCATCTTGTGCGCCAGAACCATCATCAGTAAATGATGCATCATAAACAGCGCCACCATATGCGTATTCTTGACGTCGGTCATCTTGATAACCTAGTCCTGGTGAAAAATCTCGAAATCTACTATTTCCTCCCGGCATGAAGATACCAACGGTTGCCGATTCATATTCGTATGATTGTGCAATTCGACTCGGTGATCCGGATCTGGGTGCATAACGAAATTCAATAGTTCCGTTCTCATAGAGAACAACTTCGAATTTGATCAATGTGATCGTTACGCCAGTTCCGGCGTTCGCCAAACATGCCCATCTGATGATGAGTCGTTGTCCTTGAGGTGAGCGTCTATCAAGATAGTAACTAGTTCCGTACGAACTAGGGTTCCAGTATGCAGGAGGGGGCTCAATGCCTTGGCTAATGCGCTCAATTTTTTCAGCAGAATAATTGAAGGGTGAAATTGAAAGATGAGAAACGTCGCTCAAAACGTTTCGCAAGTTATCAAACCATGGCGCTAACAATACTGCGTTAGACGTAAACGTCGAGTTAATTTGTGTGTTATCTTCAGTGTCAGCTACGACTTCGTTACTGTTGAATGTTCCAGTTGAAGGATCAACAAGCGCAGCCCAACCATTAGGATCTACTGCAATTTTATCGTACCAAATTCCGTCAATTTGAAATTTGAACCCAATAGAAATGACAACATACGTTCCATCGCCATCAGCAATTTCTGAGGCTGATGTAATTTTTACGAACTGCTTGTCGTCAATGTTGGTTAGACCTACATTCGAATCGACGGTCTTTGTGAGAACGTAATTTTCAAATCGGCGAGGCGGGGCTGTTCTTGTCGATGCGCTTGTGCCAGACATTAGTACGTCATTCCTCCGAAAGCCAGTGAATCAATTCCATTGACTGTCGATCCATCATAATCTCTTCCACACACAGCGGATCTAAAACCTGGCTGGATGTAGTTATCAGTTGATCCCGTCATTAATGACAAGGCAGCAGTCATATCGCTTTCCATGGTCGTCGACCTGACTGTGTTTCTAACTAGACGACGATCCGTAAATGGTTCCAGGTGTGCCATCGTTCCATCAAAGAATCCATTCAATGGGATGCCTGCGATGAGATCAACCAGGTCTAAGAATCCAATCTCGCGCTCATCTTCACTGAATTCATAGATTGAAACAACTTGATCTGATGAATTTTGTTTGTCAATGTTTCCATTGCCAAATGCGCCCCTAACAGCGTGCGCTTCAAAAGGTGTATCGATTGAACTGAAATTAGCTACTTTTCTGATCGATAACGGTTCAATTACTCCGTTGAAGTTTTCGTTTTCAGATTGATCACTGTCGCTAGTGATGATTGGAAACGTAAAGATTGGCGTCCAAAATGGAGACGCTGCGTCTTGAGCATCAACGAATGTCACCGGATCGAAAAAATCAGCGTCAGCAAAAGCTTTACTTGGGCGATCATTACGATCCATGCCGAATCTATTACGGCGCAGTTGATGTCCAGGTTCTCCCGCCCAAATTTTGAAAATGCCCGCATCATATCGACGCTGTTGCGAAAGTTCAACGCCTTGCGCGTATGCATCAATTTCTCGCGTATCTATAGACCCAGAAAGGCTGTTTACTGTGCGATCACGAGTGTTTAAAGGTCGCGGCCCCTCATCAAAACACACGGTCTCTGCCTCAGCGACGGCAGAAAAAATAGACCGATTGACAGCAATTCTTGATCCTAAAAGACCTGTAGAAGAAGTGAATAATTCAGTCATCAGTATTTTTTCGCTGAGCCGGCAATCTGTTGTAACAGTAATACCGAATTGAGGTTAGTCCGATTTGATTCACCCACGTATATCTCACTGTAGAGATATTCTTGTTTCGCACGTTCAAGCATGTGTGATTCAACTGTAAAATTTGTACCCTTGAAACGAGTTTTTCGAGGAACCAACTGTTGAATGAAGGTACCGATTGAGTTATCGAACCATCTGTAGAATTCAAAGAAGGCTTGAAAATTCAGTTTTTCTTTAATGCGATTGAAATAGATGAGACGTAATCTGTCGAGGTCGGGATAATCGGGAGAAAAGACGAGTTCCGGCGCGCCCAAGGCGTTATCCATAGCGTCCATCGTTGAAAACATAGTTACTATGTCTCGATTGAGTGCATCAATCAATGAAAATTCAATAGCAAATCTGACATCATCGGTTGGTTGTTCACTCTTGACCAGTTCATAGACAGGCGCTGTCTGTGCCCATGGTGTTGCATCAATCAAATCTTGATTTTGATAGCTACGAATTCGAATCTTTTCATCATTTGAAGCTTCGTCAAAATACGGACTGAGGTAACTCAAGTCAAATATTTCACCCACTACGACGTCTTGTTCGATTGGGAAATTTGATCCCGTCAAGTGAAATCCATTTTCGCTAAAATCGATGAAGACGATACTGCCTGTTGCAACTCCCAAACTAGCGGTTGACACAGCTTCACGTGTGTCTTGTCTAGTCATGGCATTCATTCGTAATTTGCCAAATGACCCGGTTCGAGTTGACACGTAATTCCAATTGACCAATGGATCTTCAACGCCAACTGAATTGTAGTTTCTAACGTGTTCTTTCCATTCAGTCTCAGTCAGTGCCTGCGACCAAAACCTGACGTTAGACATGCGGCCATTAAAATCCGTCACTCGTGCTTCAGCAGGGGCCACAGAAATATCATTGAGGTGAGGGTAATTGACTCCTGTTCCGGAACTAATGATTTGTCCTGTGCCAAATGAGAGAAAGCTTCCGGAAGCATTAGTCACCGCATTTTGCTTACGAAGCACGTGATTACCGGTCACTGCTTCTTCAAAATAAGACGCAGTCGTCTGCATGAATTCAATCCGACCATCATTTTGATATGCAAGACGTAAGAAGTACGATGAGGAAACAGGACTATTCAATCCATCATCGCCGCGTTGACAACCAAAACTAACATTCCAACGATCGAACCCAAAGATTCCTGGCATCGGAGGAGAAAGCTCAAGATGAAGCATCGGTGCAGTGGCTGAATCCCCTGGACGAATGTAGAGGCCTAATTTCGGGCCATTTCCCAAAGTCGTCATTGACGATGAAACAGCAATCAAATTAGCCACAATTCCGGAACTGCCAGTAGCATTACCGGGTAATGAACCCGTAGTGCACAATCTAACGAAAGATTGTGTCGCATTTAACATCATGCTAGTGTCGACGGGAGTGTATTTTACAATTCCTTCCCAAGTCCATGAGCCCGAAGTCAACAAGCCGTCGCTTCGATTGTTGCTGATACCTTGAGGTGGAAATCTATCAGCTTGAACAAATGTTCCAACGATGTTGGGAAAGCCAGGTTCGTATCTTGATGCTGTTAGGAATGGTGAAACCACCTTGCTACCGGTGGTGAATTGAACCATCGTGCCCGGTTCAATTTTTGATTCACGAGAAAAAGACAATTGTTGTGTAGTTGGACCACCAAATTCTCTGATCCTAACGTTGTTACCCGGGTCGATACCAACAGCACGCAAGAATGATTTGATACTGTGTTGAGTGCCTTTTGATTTTAGGACATCAGGCAAATTGATCAAAACTCTTCGTAGTAGAGAACTTTGTACAGCTCGCAATGATTGTTCATTAATGGTGATGTCACGTAGATCAACATTTTCCCCGCGGACGTACTGTTCTAAGGTCGAATCATTGAAGAGAGGTGGGAGATGAAACCCATAACTTTTGACTAAATCAAGAAGAAAATTGTCTGGTACCGTATCATTGGTGTCATAATCGACAGTTCTCAACGTACTGAATGAATCGATAAACAGCTTGACATCATCAAAAAATCTTGCCCAAATATACAGCAACGAAACCAGGATCTGTACATTTCCCATCTGCCCTTGGCCAGGAATTCCGTCGCCTGCGTATGGTTGATTTGCAAGTCCCTCAAGCTCTTCAAATCCGTCTTTTTGGGCGCCTTCTAGGAGATAATGTTGAGGAATTAATCGAGTGATGAGATTGGGATTTTCTTGATCGTACGCACTAGCACTAGCTAACAATTCTAGGTTGAAAGCGATAGTGTCTGGGTATGAAGGAAAGAGCACGGGCGCTGTCTCTGACCGTTCATATGTCATCGGATTTAGAGGATTTTCTGCGGCATTAATCCTCAAGCTTCCCGTGAAATTGGAAATCAGAGAATGTAGTGAATTGCCACTAGAATCCAGCACAATAGAGTTAATATTGCTTGTTGAATCTTCAACGATGGGAGGAGCCGGCTCGTTGAATCGATAGTAGAGAACTAGTTCAGTGGTTGCATAAAGTGGACGTTTAGCATAAGTCGCTAATTGTTTTGTCGTTCTCGAAGAGTGAAAGACCCTAAATTCATCAATGCTACCAGACAAAGTTTGTCGAGGTACCACCGTTGAAGAACCCATCTGAATGGTTGAACCACTTCCGATAATGAGGCTAGCCGCATCGATGTCCATGTCTCCGATGTCAACGCTTGTCGAAGAATCAGCTACGTGTTCTCCGTTGAAGAATGACTCAAGATATGGAACGCCTTGATCACGATTTAGTGTCAACGCTACATGATTGAACTGGCCTTTGGTCAACTGAACAGGCACACTCATGTAACTGCCGCTATTGACAGTGACAAACCAACCAGTTGCTGTCGTTGTTGAAACTGTAGACGCAAGATAGAAAGTAAAACCCTGTGTGGACCCAGATTGCATCTGACAAACTACTTGAATGTCATTTGCCTGTGCTGGCAGAAAAAGTTGCATTTCTAACGTAAGAGAATTTGATCCCGTTGGATTCAAAACTTGTGCTGCTGAACTCTCTTTGGCCAACTCTGGAAACAAAACACCGGTTTTGTTCTGTACTTGAATGAATGTTCCTAAAGTTCCATTGGTGTCTTCGCCAACCTGCGTACCTGAAAAATGTAGTTCGCCTCTATATGATGGGAAATTGTCAAAGACCCATTTTTCAAAGCCGGGTAATTTTTCAAAGAAAGCTTCTGTTTCTTGTCGTGTTCCATCAAATGGAAAACCATTAATGATGGCATCAAAAGCAAGGTTAACCTTTGCTTCAGCTGACATGAAAAATGTGTGATTTTCAAATTTTTCCCAGTCAACGTTCAATTGTTGACTGGACTTCATCGGAAAAGATTGCGGTTCGTACGCAAAAGATGAAGTTGACAGAATGTTTGTGTCCGCGACGTCGCCCCAACTTAGGACAATTGGCCTGCTACCGGACACAGCTGTCCTCAAAAATGAAGGGACATATGGATTGGGCTTATTGATTGCCATGCGGCGTGGACCTCAGAGTCTACGTATCAAACTCTACGCCACGGCGTCCACATTGAATGGTGGCGATGTAGCCTTATACAATTGTTGGTTATTAGCCGTGACAACCATGACGTCAATCACGTATGATCTGCCCGGAGTTAAGTTAGACATGTCTAGTTTGAAATACATGCCAGCGGTGTCATTAGACAGTCTTGTAGAATTGGTTGCAAGATCGAAAGGAATGGCAATGCGATCAGTGATAGCATCTCGAATCTGATAATGAACGTCTCGAACAGAAATTCCGGGTATTTCTGTTGGAACTTTGACAGGCGTGAAAGTCATAGGTGATGTATGATCAAAAATATTGATCCTAATGACACTTTGTTCGTCTTGACGATGCGCGTCCCGAAGGCCCAGAGAGGTGACAACTAATCGTTTAGGACCGAGCGACTGTGCGCCGCGCATCGGAGGTCGAACAGTGATTGAACTTCCTGTCAAAAATGGAACAGAACCATCCAATGATTGCCAAATTGGAGTGAAAGTAAGAGAGCCTGAGGCATGCCACTGGGGAATTAAGAGAGGATGGGTTGATGGAATCAACACAGACGCAGAATAGATGCCTGTCTGGGGATTGATTCCGGAATAGTGTTGTGAGCCCGTAAAATACAGTGATAACGAGCCACCCGAAATTTGCGTTTGTAATCGTAACATCAAACTGTTCGAACCGGTTATTTCGGTTGAACTAGACATGATATTGGCACCCGCTGAACGTACGTAATTGTACATGAACAAATAACTTTGTGCATCCATGTACAAATCATTAGTGTCATCCTGCACAGAGTCATCATATCGAACGTAAATTTTAGGTCGAAGATCTTCGTTGAATGCAGTTCGACTAGCGAATCGTTTTACGTAGTACGTACGTAAATCTGTCTCTATAGCTTCAGAAAATGATATTCTGAAACCTTCATCTGGCAACAATCCAGAAAGTGTCGCAGACACGATCGTAGTTACGTCAATGTCAAGATCTTCAGTTCCAAGAGTGAAAGTTTGATCGGATCTGAGCGATGCACCTGATTTAATGGCTGCTGACGCAGTGATATAATCACAAGCACTATTTTCATGCCCGCGGCCACCACAGCCAGTTACGTACCATGCTCCCTCGACGTATGACCCGCTCAACCAATTGCAGGTATCAATGTCTGAGTAAAAAATGACGTCACGGCCTAGACCTTCGTCAAATGAAGCAGACAAAGGATAGGCAGATACTACGAAATTTGAAGGCGTGGGTTGCCCACCATAAACGTCATGTAATCGAAGTTTGCAAGAAAAAGTCGGACTGTTGGTGTCAACTTGACCAGATTCTACAAGTTCTTGAAGCGATGATAAATCAAACTTGATGAGTAGTCGTGATAGTTCTGTATTTGGAACGTCGTCTGTTGATGTAATGCCGTAAAGTTTGAAGAGATCAAGAGATCCTGCTCCTCCTACGTTACCATAAACCTGTTGATCATCATTGACAACTCGATTTGTGATGTAAGCATCTTTGCTTGGTCGAAGGATTTTAAACATTGAACGTTATCTTTCAGACTGATGCTTTACCCACAAGATCGACGTCAGCATAACGAACCTCAAAAATTCCTCCCACCGGTGGAAAAATGAGGCCCAATCGAGTGTTTGAATTGACGTCAAACGTAACATTACTGTATTGTCGATTGGCTACGACACCGGAAATGTTATCAAATCGTAATTGATTGATTGACACTATTCCCGGAACGGAAAATATGATGTTTGACAAATCAGACAAAACGATCGGTTGATCGATGTGAAAGTTATTGATGTTGAAATACTTGTTGAGTTTAGTCAGAACATTTTGAATCACGATGGTTCGATTCAATGACGGATCGATCAATACATCGAACGTAAAAGTCAGATTGACAACTCGAGCATCTAGAACATCAATTGCATCACTGATCATTCTGTATGGATTCAAGTATTTGACTAAATTGTTTTTCAAAGTGTCAGGAGAAGTGATCAAGCGACTGTTGGTGTCACGTGAAACAATGTATAGCTGCGTCGCTAGTGGGTTGTTAGGATTTGATCGAATAGCCGCCCTAAACACACGACCAAAATTTGAAGGAATGGTATAGACTCGTGCAAGTAGATCTTCACGAGTAACAATTCGTTCTTGGGAATTTTTGATTGACGGTATCAATGCTTTAAGATCATCTGCACTCGGAGCGTCCTCGCCACCAGAAGCTTGTACTCTATTATTGACTTCAATGCTATTTCGAACAGCAGCCGCAACTTGTGGTTGTGGATTGCCTGGGAAGAAGACGTTGATAACGTTCACTGTTTGAATGTTATTTGGGCCTACGTTGTGATTTAGCCCACCACCATAACGATAGGTGATAGAATAAGTGGTGCCCGCCGCGGCAATGCCTAATGTCGTCGTAGACAAAAGTTGCTGTGGGTTGACCGGAATTCGAGAAAAAGTACGAGTGTATGGAAACGAAATAGCAAAACTAGATGGGTCAGGAATGATGTCATCTTGCAATGATTCTGCATTGCCACCGCCAAAAGTTAGCGTAGTCCTTCGACTTGACAAATCCACCGATGTGATGTAACGATATGGAACCGGAATCACCTTAATAGTGTCTGGAACTAGTTCATTGTCCTTATTGGTATTTAGGACATTTTGAAAAACAACATCGTGTGTCAAAGCACCAACCTGATAGTAGATGTTTCCTAACAGATCGGTGACAGAAATGATTTCTGAAACGTGTGCATTTTGAAGTGTGATCTTATTGAATGGATTGAATGCGGATCCAACAATGATATTTTCCGTAGTCTCAAGTCCGGAAATACACAAACCTGTCAAGGCCATGATGTATGATTGAATGTTGCCGCTTGAACTTTTTGTTCCTACTTTGACGTCGGCTAGCAGTGTGCCGTCAGATCTTGTTGAGGTGTAATCAACGTCTTCGAGCAAATTGAAGATGACACCATTGTTGGCTATGAAACTTGAATTTGACTTGACGATTGGCAACGCTTCGGGATGTGGTTGAGTGATGCCTGACACTGTCACCGCAGGAACTTCAACGTAAATAGTCAAAGGAACAAGAGCGGGCGAGGCTCCGACGATGGGAACCCCTGAACCCTCTAACTGTCGTTGAATATTGGCGGGTTCAACAGCTGTATCCGCATTTAGTTCACCATATTGATGATCTAGATAGAACGACATGTTGTCGCCTACGTACGCGGCGAAGTCTAAGAACAGACCTCCTAAACTTGATTCGCTGAAGTCGCGAATTCGATCAGGGTAATATGCCTGAGCATATTCTAACAGATTCGCACGAAGCGAATCGAAATCGCGAGCCAAATATTTTCTTTGGCGGACTGCCTTGATGTCGTCTCGTTTGAGTGTCATTTTTGTCTATAAATAGCCCGGTATCAGATTGCGTATAAGGTCACTTGAAGTTTTCGTCCAACAACGTTAATGCCAGGAACGTTGAACGTGATGGTCAATCTGATGACGGCGGTGTTTGTATTTTCATTTCTGTCAGTAACTGACATGAAATCTTGTAACTCAATGTATGGCATCCAGCGAGAGACGGCGGTTTTAATTCGATCAATTGCTTCGGCATCAAAATCATCTTGCGAAACAAGATCAGACATTAGTGGCCTCAAGTTGGCACCAAAATCGTAAAAACCCAATCTTTCACCCCAATTTGTCAAAATCAAGTTTCGAAGATTGTCTGTTAATTGCGTAGCAATATCAGTTGAAGTTTGTAGAAGGTCATTATCTCCCAATGACAGAGGCGTTCTAATTCCGATTGGTAAGGCAGTGACAGTTAATTCGTTTTCAACTGTATCAGCCTGGGTAATACCCGATGATTTGAAACTGAATGACGCCATGGCTGTCTCTATCTAGGCTTAAATTAAACCTGTCGCCCCAGCGACTAATTTGGTCGCCGCGCCGCCGGCACCGATGATGAGACCCACAATGTCAACAATAACCATTGCAACAACGTCCTTGAGATAAATGAGAATCGATGCAATGATGATTTTAGGAACAATCGGAATCAAAGGTTGCAACAATTTGACGACAAGATCAAAAGCTAGGTTGAAAACGGCGTCAAATTTGAAAGACAATAGATCAAGAATCAGTCCTACGTCAGGAATTGCTAACTTTACCAACAAATCAAATGGCAACTTGATGAGACCTATCAACAATTCTGGCAATGCTAACGCAGGTAAACCTGGCAGCGTCAGTCCCGGAACGTTTGGGAGAAAATTCGGTAATGACGGCGGAATCGGAGGAATTGGCAATGAAGGAGGTGACAATTTGATCCCCAAATCAGCCAGTTTGATCAACAATTTTGGAGGAGGCATGAAACCAGCTTTGATCGCAAGATCTGGTATCGGAATTGGAAATCCTTCCAGGTCTGGAAATGCACATGAGACGTCAAAGAGGGGGAACAGAGGCGTCGAGCCATTTGCATCGAGTGCTTCGGCTGTCTTTGCATAGAGCAAGTCAGGAAATATCGCATTCCATATGGGCGTTTTTTCTTTGTCCTTCATCAACAAAGCCATTGTTGTTGCTAAAGGATCTGGATCGAACCAGAATAGTTTCTCCTGAGTCAACGTGGTGACATTGAATATTGTCGGCCCGGGTACTGGGGGTAATGGTATTAGACTGCTGAAGATTTTTGTGGTGGGTGATCCGCCTTGGCCGTCAGCATTACCAGTTGCCAACAAAGCTAAAACTTCGTTAACATAGGAATCACGTGCTTTGTTGGTGAGTTTCCCACCTGAAATGAGCCCCACACCTGTTAAAATGCCACCGTAAGGTCCTGCCATAAGTCACTTCATTAAAATTTTGCGTGGATATGTTCCGTTTAAGCCATCGGCGCCACCTTGGGTGCCGGCCATTGTGTCAACGATTGGTGCTGCTGTGACTTGTCCTTCGGCGCCTTTATTGTTGACTCTTGTACACAGAGGTGCTAGATCAGCATCGTCGCCCCCAAGTTTCAAAATGCCCTTCTCAGCAGGTACAATTACGACATCTCCATTTGCTTTGATCGTGATGGAGGCCCACTTTGAAGAATCAGTACCGGGCTTCAAATTGCCCTTTTCATCTCTGTCTTCTGAACCCTCAACTAACAATTGCACGTCTGACCTGGCAATGATACGAACTTTGTCTGTTTTAATGACGACAGCACCATCGCCGTTGCCCAGATCTTTGACACCAGAACCAATCTTAGTTCCGGAATTGTATTCAGTGAGCTCAAATCTTTTGTCGACTGGAACGCGTTGTTGAATGATAACACGACTTCTATCTGTCTTAAAGTCGACATCACCTTCTTTGGCAGCAAGATCTTTCTTGCTCTTGCCAATTTCTTTATTGAAAGTACCTCCTCCAATCAATGTACTCTCGACAGTTTTTCCGCCGGTCACCTCTGTTTGGCCGCGGCCAGCGACCAAATCGATAGTCCCGGCACCATCATCTTGAACATCATCTTCAACGGGTTTTGGAACTTGACCGTTGAATGGATCTGGCTCATATTCCGCCAAAGGCCCCGACCGATCGGTTCCTAACACGATTAGTGTGTTATTTGATCCTTCAAATGCTATATCTGCTGGCCTTTTTCGAAAACGCGGAACAGATTCGTACTTTGTAATTTTGCTAGCATCTGACTTTGTCAGCAGTTTTTCATATGCCTTTTCATCTTCTGGCAAACTAGCTGTTTCGGGAATTGCGTAACGGTTTCCGTCTTTTTCGTCAACAGCGCCATTTCGAAATTCGTATTTTGGATCATCAGTGCCTTCAAAAGCATCAGTCAACCCGGGTAAAAATGATTGATCAAATTGTCGATCGGCGTGGGTGTGATTGACATCTTCTACGAAATTAGGCTGTACAATCTTACACATCCAATAGCCCAAATCATTGGATTTGGCTCCTGGGTGTTCAAACATCGCCCAGACGTGTTCTCCAGGTTTGGCAGGTAACGAAAGATGAGGTGGAAAGAATGGATAAAGAACCATCACCTTTTCTGAGGCGCTAATTCCTGGCCCCATAACACGCCTTGCGATGATGCTATTTCGAGGAGCTACAGATGCATAACCAATGTTTCCTACACCTAATTCATGCTCGTAGTGTGAAAGTTTGATCTTATCGAGCGTCGATGGATCACTGATTACATCCAACACGACCATTCTAACAAAACTGGGAAGCGCACCATCTTGATCGTGAAATGCAGCCCTAGCATGCATCACCTCAGCATAGCGGCCTTCGGAGATGTGTTTGGTGTCGTGTTTGCTAAATCTATCTCCGGCCAAGTTAAATCCTCGAAGTCTTACGTACTAATCATTGATGATTCAACGACCTTTTTTAATTTGATCAAACATTGATTCAGGATCAATGACTTCATTACTGTGTTTCACCTTAATGATCAACTCTAGCAATCGACTTAATTGATCATTGGCTTTTTGCATGCGTTCAATGAAGTCACGTATGCTCTTACCATGAACTGCAAATTCAGTGCTTTTGTCACTTACCATTCTTGCGAGTTTGGTGAACATCACATATGAGTTTTGACGATCTGCAATTGCATTTTCATAGATCTCTTTACAGAGATGTTTGACCTTGTCATCAAGGTTTTCAATGTCACCTAACAAGTCACTGAAATCACGAATTTTCTCTTCAAGATTACGTTCACTGACTTCGACTAATCCAATTTCGTCTTTTTCATCAGACATAGACTTTTGTGACTTTCTGTTCAGAATAGCTTGAATTTAGGTTCAATTTTCATTCTTCGATAATGACGCTTGACTTGTTGCATCGTCGTCGTAAGTTGTTTAGGACTCAATCCTGATAATTCACGCATATACAGAAGAATGGCGCTCTTGTTCAAGAGATCAATTTCATCCACATTTTCAAAGATGGTGATAATGCTGTTGATGCAAGCTAGTTCATTCTCTGTTTTGACTTTATTGCGAATCTCATAGAGCATTTCAATATGTCCGCGGGTCGCAGCTTCATTTTCTAACACAGTATCTTGACCTGGAACTACACTGTGTTCTTCGATGATTCTGAGTTCGTTTGCATTCAAAGCGTCTTGATCATCTAAGCTAACAGTTCTACGCATGCGTTGCGTCTTCTGTTTAGTTCTGATAATGAGCCAATTTTTGGCTACCACATTGAAATATGAGAATGCGTTGGTGCCACGATTGCCATCGAATTTACCAATTGTCTCAAACAAAAAATTGACGCAATCATTCTTCAAATCATCATATGTGTCATGCAAGCTAGTAAACTTATGAATGTTGATGAGATTTTCGGTTAGCTTTTCAAAAGCTGGCAAAATTCCCTTGACATACAATTGTTCACGTTCTTTGCGATTATCTTTAGCATTTTGATATGCTACAATAGCTGCTTGTGTGTTAGCGTTGAAGTATTTTCGATCTTCTTTTGCTTTTGCTTTTTCTTCTGGCGTCAGAATTTTTTCAGGAAGAACAACAGGCGTCGGTGGCATTTTACCAGCCGCCGAAGCCTTTGTAGGAGCATTTGGATCTACTAATTTCTTTCTTTTAAACATGATTCAATTACCGTCTTCGTCTTCGTCGGCCCCGTATGTGACAACCTTGCTAGCGATTGCTAAAATCGCATTACGTACTAGTTGCAAATTACTGACGACTTCCTTGATCATGGGTTCATCGCTAAGAACAGGAATTTCAGCATGAGTACATGCGCGGTCATAACACACATCAAAAATTTCAAGTGATTCTTCAATTTGATCGACTAACGATTCACGTTGATCTTCTAGAAGCAAATTCTGTTTGATAACGATGTAGTTAACGTACGTCGATACGATCAAAAAAATAACTAACAACGCAATCAAAATCCAAATCATCCGATGAACTCCTTGAGAATTTCATCATACATTTTCGACACGTTATCGAGACTGTATTTTTCAAGAATTACGTTTTTCAATTCTGAAGCCCACTCACCAGGAATGGTGTGACTTTGTCTGAATTTCATAATTCGTTTTTTGAAATCTGACTCTGATGGATTTGCCCATCGTGCACCAGGCATGAAGATCTTTCCATCAATCCTGGACGGATGGACGTCGGTGAGTTGGTAATAGACACTGATGAATTTGCCCAAGTTTAGAAAGTCTAAATGCCCAGACCAGTCAGTGGCCACTACCGGTAAACCTGAGGCTGCAGCTTCGAGAATCGGTAAACCGTAACCTTCTCCACGCGTTAAGGCAACTAAGGCTTTGATTTGTGGGTGTTTATAGAGGGATGCAACTTCAGGCTCTGACATGTCACCGTGAAGCAAGTGAAGTTTTGGTCCTTTTCCGTCACGTCGGGCTTCATTGACAACGTTAGTCAACAAATTTTTGGTCATCATTCTGTCAAGTTTGCTACACCTGCCAGCATTTGTCTTGATGACGATTCCTACGTCAGGATCATTTTTGAAAACCTCAGTCAGCCACTTGATTGAGTAAAAAATGTTCTTTCTGTCGCTTTCTGCATTATTTCCCGTCAATTGTCCAAACAACAAGAAGTTGAAAGGTGTGGAAAATGTAGGAAGTGTCGGTAATTCTTGATTCCTAATTGAATCGCAGTACGCTTCAGGAATGACGAACAATGGTTTAAGTACGTTGCCTGAGCTTGTAAGAACAGACTTAGTGTGCTGTGAAGGAACTACCACGGCTGTCATTTGATTGCATGCGGTCACCCAATCTGGGTTGCATCGATCGGTTTCAACCCCTGCCGTGATGCCGATGTTGATGGGTGCAACACTAGGATCCCATTCGTTGGGAAGTTGCAATTGAAATGAAATGTCAGCCTTGAAATCAGGCTTGACAGATCTTTTCATAACTTCGCCAACAAATCCATCATGAGATTCACCATTGATGAACCACGGCGTATCGCCCCAGTTCAATGTAGCAAATTTCACATCAAAATCAGGTCGTTTGAGCAACCATCGAGCAATTTGGCGAGCATGAACACCATACCCAGATTGTGTCAACACAGGGCTTCGAAAGAGAACTGTTTTCATCAGATTTCAATCGCCTCCCAACGATTGTCATTTTTCCACGTATTGGTCAGATCAGTAAGAGTTCGATCCCATTCTGAAATCATTTTGTCAACACTGTAATCTTTGATGGCATGCGCTCGGGCTTTAGCTCCTAATTTTGCTCGCCCATCAGGACCTTCTTCAAACATTTTCATGAATGCTTTTGCCACTGTTTCATGTGAAACAAAATCTTCATAGATGTACGGAACCATTTGGTTACCAACCATCGATCTAACTTCGGGCTCTAGAGCAATTCCATATTGCTCCTTTGTTTCAAAGTCTTCGACTTGTCGAGTCAAGCCGCCTGTTTTGAGTGCAATGATAGGCTTTGCACACATCATCATCTCCAACGTAGGAAGACCAAATCCTTCATTACAAGATCGATTAACGATGGTGTCGCAAATATTGTAAAGGGAGTTCATTTCCGGAAATCCAATGCGATCCTTTGAAAAAACAACATGTTCTTTGAGATGAAGCATGTCAATGACATGGTGCAAATTGGGACCCTCTGGATCGAGCGGGTCGGTGTGCATCACCAACGTTGCTTTACGGTGACCATGTTTTTTCTCTAGCTCGACTAGAAATTGTTTAAAGGAGATGATGACGTCGCTAGGCATCTTTCGCCTAGCGTTCCTGCTAACAAACAAGACCGTGAAGTGATCTGCTCGATCCTTTCCTAAGATCATGTTTTTCAAACGTACCTTGTCATCTTCTGGTAGCGGAAAAAAGATGTTGTTCGGCACCGCATGTGGAATGTAATTCGTCTTCTCAGGAAAACGTTGATGAACCATATCATAAGTTGGGTAGTTGATGCAGTTCACTAAATCTGTTGATTCATATAGAATTCGATTGAACTCTGGCCACGGGGGATTGTCCCATAAGTGGTTGTATGCAATCGGACAAACCTGATGAATTTCATCTTCCATCTCCCACGCCCACAGAAAAAATCTAGGATCTGTGAACAATAAAAGAACGTCAGGCTTTTCTGCCGCTAACGTCAATCTCAACAGATTTTTGTCACCAAATCCATTAGTTGGCTTAATGATCATGTCATCGTTGACTTTGACTGTGTCATAGTTTTCGTGACGTACAGCACCGCCAAAACATCTAAACGTCCACTTGCCCGTATTGATCAATCCTTGTGCTAACCAACGCGCTTGTGTACCGACACCTGACGTAGATAACGGGTGATCACTTAACATCAAAATCTTTTTCTTTTCAACCACTTGCGCTACCTTTTTTCACCTTGTTTGACAACTGTTTCGCGGTTTCTATCAACTTATCAAGCACATTCTGTTTGTCAGAACAGTACTCACTCTCCCACACTGTGACGGTGTGGTAACCTTTTTGTTGCATCACTCTCATTCGTTCTGCATCTTCAGCCCAAATTTGTTCTGCATGTTTATGTTTTCTAGGATGAAAAAAAGAACCGCTAAATTGGGATGGATTGCAATGCCAATAATCACCATTGTACTCGATGACCATCTTTGCTTTTTCGCTGAAGATATCGATGAAGTACTTGTGAGTTCCACTATGGAACAGCTTTTCACCCTCAAATGCTGCAGATGGTAGACTACTTGATAGGTGATCGAGAATTTCCCGTTGCGCTTTCGATATCGTCCGATGCTTGCTCAAGAAAAAAGCATTTGTCACACCGTGATTTTGTAGCAGCGTACGTTTTTGTTTTTCTAGTGACCGATCGCTAAGCATGCGTCCAAACATCGGATTGCCAACGCCGGCGTATTGCTTGGAGTCGTAACGTCCCTTACATTTTCGATCGCAGAAATGCAATTCTTGTTTGAATTGATGTTCTACCGTGTAGAGCGCCTTGCTACATTCATTGCACGGAACGTATTTGCCTGAGCGTTTGCCTAATTGTGATGTTTTCCATGCATCAAACACACCATGTTCCATGTTCCATTTAGAACCGCAAGAAATGGAACAGAACCCTGATTTTGCATAGACGCGTCTGTAGGCCTTTCGACATTGGCGACAGACGCGTTCCACTTTACGTGATTCGATATTTTTGATGCCGTAAGCTTTGCGATGCTGTGCAAAACATTCTGGTTTGCAGAATCGCTTGTTAGCGACTTTAGCTTCAAAGGTTTGTTTGCAACATTCACAGACACGAACGAACATCTGATTTAGATGGTAATCCGTTCGTTGAATCTGTAAAGTGTAGGAACTCAGGCGGACATCAGTTGTAACTGCGGCGGTGTTCCTGGCCTATTTAATCTGTGCACTTCAGAAATGACGCAAGACGATTAGCCATTGCAAGAGAGCATCTCAAGCAGTCATATGAACTTTACATCAACACGCACAGTGGTGCTGAAGGCATGGCAATATCTCTTGAGTGCGCAGCTCTAATCTGGGTGATGTGTGATCTTCTAAAACCTACAAACATCTTAGATTTAGGATCTGGTTATAGTTCGTACGTTTTTCGAACGTGGGCCCAAGATCGATCAATTCCAGTGACGTCTATAGACACAGACGCGGAGTATTTAGCGTTAACGCAGAAATTCTGCGGTACGTTATCTGGGTTCAAATTATGGGAAGAATTCTTAGTAGAATTACCTCAAAAATTTGACTTTGTTCTATACGATCTGGGTCGTATGGACGTACGCTACGACAATTGTACGTTAGCGTTTGATTTTTTAACCTATGGCGGTGCTATCATCATTGACGATATGCACAAATTAGCCTTAGCTGAAAAAATCGAAAAGATTGTTGATGAACAAAAAATGATCACGCTTGACGTCAAAGAAGCTAGTTTGGACAAATTTGGCAGATATTGTGCTCTAGCAATTCGTTGAGACGTAATTAACGCCAAGTTCTAGATGGGATCTTTTTCTCTTGAACGTGATAAAGATCGTACAGTTCACGCAATTTTGGATTGCTGTAATTGTGATCCATCGGGGGCTCAGAGCCTTTGACGTGATAGTCAATATACATGTCGCTTTGGGCTAATTCAAATCCACGAATGGCAGCTAACCTAACAACGTCCTGATTTTTACGGTGCGCCGCACTCATCATGTCAAACACAGGTAATTGACTCTTTAGTCCTCTGTGAAAACCATAACGAAATCCTGTCCATTCATCAGCGTGATGAGCATGAGTACCGATCACTCCCATTGTTTTATGATCACCGTATTGAGCCACGTTGCGGTCACATTTCAACGTCAGTGACTGATGTTTAAATCGCACTGTGGGGCCATAGAATGCTACCCCGGCAAACAATGCATTATCTGTGAAGTAATCGTGGGTCTGAGGGTCCAACCATGTGTTGGCATGAACCATTTGAGCGATAGATGCCAGCACATTTGTGTGTAAGACAACATCAGCATCAATTTTAGCACGAATTACGTCGGGTGGCGCCGCGTTGAACGCCTGATAAACTGCGTTGTGACCATCCACTTCGACCATGTCTTTAAAAACACGATGTTCTATGATTACCCCGGGTTGATTGACAAGTGATTCAATATGATGAGGATAATCCAACTCGCCACACCACATCGTACAGATCAAAAACTGGGGTGATGTCATGTTATTAGGTAGCGATCAAGTGCAATGTGGAGTGTTGTAATAATCACACCACGTACAGTTGGCTCTGTTTTTGATCGCAATACCTTTTTTCACGCTAGCCAGCATGTTATTGATGACCTTGAGTGATCTTGCTGTAGTCACTTCACCCACTGAAGTCGTCACTAATTCACAGTGTTTGTCTTTTTTGGCGCTGCGTTTCAACAAGATGAATCCACACCTGATGTCTTTAGGATCAGTGCCAGTCTTGATCGACCAAAAGTTCTTGTAAAGAACAAGTTGGGCTGTGACATTTGGATCGCCCTTCTTTTCTGAAGTCCAACCCCATCCCGTAGTCTTCCAGTCGAGCAACCAGATTAGAGTCTTGTTGCGAGGGCCTTTGCACTTGATGATACCGTCGATAAATCCCTTGAAAGCATGTGGTTTATCACCAATTTGCTCATAAAGGTAATGTTCTGCATCAACAAATTCCCATTCAGGAAAAGTTTCATCAACCCAAGCAGGAACGTCAGCTAAAATTTCTTGAGCTTCTTTGATGTAACGCTCGACTGAACTAGGTTCAAATCCTTGAATCTCTTTGTTCTTTTCCCAAACTTTCCGAATCATCGCTTCGGCAATTTCAGGTTTCATCACACGAGTTCTAAGAAAATCCTCGCAAGAAGCATGAACCGCTGTTCCAAAATCCATAAGAGGACCAGGTTTCCCTAGATCAATTTTGGCAACGTATTTTAGTTTATGTCGATACGAACAACTATTCCAGTCACCCATCTCTGAAAAAGAGACATGAGGTTTTCCTGTAGGCAAGTTTTCGTATTTTGGTTTTTCTACGAGATCTGCTTGGCCTTTAAGGTGTTGTTCTTCAATCTGCTTCCGATCTGACATTTGCAGATCTTATGGCTTTATTACCTCGAGTTCACTGATTTGCCAAAGAAACCCTCGCGGCGTAACGATTGCAACTCTCTTTCGAAAGCCCCAGAATCACCTTTTTGTCCCAATGTTCGACGATAAGCGGCTTCAAGTCTTTGAGCAACTAAAGTCTGTTCTTGTTCTTTGACATTGATCAGGTGACCGGTGGCAGTCCATTTATTGATGAGTTCAATTGTGTAATCGTCTTGTTCCATATTTCTATTGCGCTCTCGGTGGGAGTTGAACCCACCTTTACTCGGATTGAAAGCCGGTCGCCTAAACCGCTAGGCTACGAGAGCATGAATCTTAAGTCAAATCGGAGGATTTTGTGCTTCAAGCAGGGCTGTCTGACGCCTAATAGCATCACGTAAACACATCACTTGTTCTTTGAATTCGCTCGGTGTCAATGACAACATTCGATCAAACAACGGCAGATAATTGTCACGTGTTTCACGAATTTGCTTTAAGCGAAAATCACGACTAGAGTTAGACAATGATCTAAGATTATCTAAGCGATCACATGCTTTGATAACATATGGACGCCAATCAGTACACATGTTGAAACGTTCAAGGTAACCTTCTTTTGGTGCCTTACTCAATGTTTTGATGATACAGACAACGTCAGTACCAAAACAATGTTCAATTAGCGCTGGTGGGAGATTGGGGGCGTCTTCGATGATATCGTGCATGAGAGCGCAGACAATCATTTCTGATCTGATGATCTTGACTTCGTCTATTAGAACAATAGCCACTCGTCTCACGTGTTCAAAATAACGAAGAGGTTCTCCGGCTGAATCTAATTCTTTTCTGACCTGTGCTCTGTGTCCATATTTTGCCAGAGTATACGCATGTTGAACATCCAGTAGAACACTGGGCGCCAAGAATGGTTCGAGCCGATTGAAAAAACTAACACGATTTTCTGTCATTGTGAGATGATCACCCAAATGATAGCATAGTGCGTGAGATGATGAACCAGCTGGTCAATCCCAAGAGACCACCAAAAGTAATCATTATGCTTCCATTGCGTAGGAGTTGCAATTGCGGCATCCGCTGCAGTAAGTGGTTTGAAGCGTCCCAAGTATTTTTTTGAAGCTTTGATGCGATCCATGATGAAGTGAATCACGGCATCAAAAACAGCTAAAAAGAGAGCTTTACCTAGGCCAACAAACCAACACGTAATTAGGAATGTGCCAAGAGCGTGCACTGCTGCATGTGCCAGTAAAGGCAAGAAAAAGCCCCAATCGTCTTTAAATTTGCCAAGCATGTAGCGACGTTGTAATGGATAGTCAGCTAAAAAATGCTTGAGTTGAAATGCCAACAGTAACGTAAAGACGACTGAGAGGGATGTCATCCTAGTCTAGCTCCCGTTTTTACAGCACCAGACAAGAATACAGCAGAAATTTCACCATCCTCGGAAGAAGAGTTTTCAGCTGCCAAAATCATGCCATGGCTCTCAAGACCCATCATCTTTCTGGGGGCGAGATTTACGATGAATGCCGCAGTTAGTCGAACAATGTTTTCAGGAGAATAACATTTTCCAATTCCTGCAAGGATTTGGCGAGTGCCAAGATCGCCAAATTCAACTGTCAATTTCAAAAGCTTGTCTGATTTAGGAACTCGCTCAGCTGCTACAATGTAGCCTGCGCGAATGTCTACTTTCATAAAATCTTCAAATGCAATGTTGTTAGAAACAGACTCAATCTCGCTCATGACTTCCTCGTCAATAGGTCTAAAACGCCAAATGCATCAATCGTTACGTTGAAAACTATCAACCACGTAGGTTGATGCGTGACGATACACCATGTTGTGATTCCAATTCCAACAGCAAGTAAGAAAATTCTCAAAATTTTCATGACAGTTCTTTCAACGCTAATGGCAATTTCTTGCACATCTCAGCAGTTTTAGGATGTGGTTCAAGCGCAATTGCAGTAATTTGTCCGCCGACATCTGGTTCACGAAAAGCAGACCATCTAATACCATGATCTTTTGCGTCTGCAATTAGACGCATGAGTTCGACCTCGTCAGCGACAGACAACAACGCGAGATAGTTCGAGTTGGTGAACCATTCACCGTCTCTGTCCGGATGTTCAGCTGTAAATTGCCTCATCGCATGACACGATTGAACAGCTTGATAACCAGGAGCGATGTCTCGACGTGTCACTAGGTAAAGTTTGTCACCCATCTTAATGGTGGCCATGGCACGCCTCACGCTCTTTTTTCTAGAGGCTTTTGAGTGACCAGAACCGCTCTTTCCGAGATAGACTGAGGAGTCTGTGCGAGAGACCGGATTTGCTGCAAGTCTTCTGTTTGAGGCAATGACACCGTCGAGGAGCGCTCGAGTAGTTGCATCAAACTTTCCAGTGTCCACGACTTTCCTCCGTGGTCTTGTACGATTCGAAGCAGGTACTTTAGATCTGGTTTGTTGTTTAGCGCGCATTTTTCAATTTGATGATATGCAATTCCCCGGAGCAAACCGTAGGCAATCATGTGATGACGTGCATGTGAACCCAACATACGTTTGGATTCCCAAAGACGATGTTTTTGTTCCTTTTCGCTCTTAGCGATGCGAAACGAAATAGTTGAACCCGCAGCGTGAAACCCGCGAACTTTTGCACGGAGAACTTGAAGACCGATGTTATACGACATGTGAAACCTCTTAACTCAAACACTAATGACGAAACGAAAATTCGTGACGAACTAGTGGAGGAGGTCCTCTTACTCGCGGTTCAACCGCATTGCATTCACAAGAAGCGTGTCATATTCTTGAGATAACTATCTGTCAAGAGTGCGAGATGTACAGGTCACTTTTTCCAAGGAATCGTACGTGCATCTTGAGTTTCAAAATCATAAACGTATACGTCAATGTCTGACATGACTTCATTGATGATGGCTTCGACTTTTTTCCATTCGCCACCTGCAAGTCCGCAACCGATGCGTGGCATGTGTACAGTTGCGGGAAATTTTCTAGCGTTGGCTGCGACGTCATTGAGACATTTGTGAAGAGCGTCGTATCTAATCGGTTCAATGCCGTCTTTCGCCATGATACCCATTTGAGCTACCATGTTGGCGACAAAGATTTGATTGTCAGCAGTCTTGTCGACTATAACGTTGACGGTCTGACCAAGCTCGAGGCGAACGTTGATTGACATGTCATTGATGTTTGTTTCGTCTTGTTCTTGATACCAACGACGATAAACTGCTTCTGGCTCAGGCCATTTACGTGACAGAGACAAGACGAACCCACGTCCCCACGCACCGATGTCATTGCAGACGTGCGCCACAATCTTGTGACCATGCCCATGAGGTTCAGTCGCATCGCCGATGAGGTAGTGAATCATGAATCAATTTTAGGATAATTGTCGTGATAACAATGACGGCCATGGCGACAATTGTATTGTTGCGAATTCTGTTGATCTTCTTCCCGAATACTCATAATTTAAGTTCCTCGCAATGTTAGAATTTGTGCGCGCCAACAAATCTGTCAATGATATGCCAGTGATCACTGAAGAATCGTTCACGATTATTGTTGACATCATTCAACGGCATCCACCAAGCCTTGTCAGCGTCATCCGCGCCTTTCACCTCGGGTAGCTCTCCATCTGGTAATTTGAGGCAAAAGGCTTGGGTGATTACTCGACCTCGAAGATCGCGCAATGGATGGTCGAATGTTCCTTGATCGACAATGGAATTTGTCAAATAACTTCGAGCAAGTCTAATACTCGTCTCTTCCTTGAGCTCACGAATGCAACTCTTTTCCAGTGTCTCTTCTACGTCGAGATAACCTCCTGGAAGTGCGATTAAACCTCGTCCGTATTTTCCGCCACGGCGGACAACTAGGATGTGACCACTGCATATGCACACTGCATCCACAGTGTTAAAGGTTGGCGGATGCTTGACACCGATAGAATGCAATCGATCGCGCCATTTTTCTTGTTCATCCCAGATGAAGTGTTGTTCATCATGAAGACGTTTGAATTCTTCAGTTTCCATCCACGCTGCAATCCCGACGTAGACTGGTTCAGGAAGAAAATTCTTGATGCCGATCTTGTCTTGCGTGAACATCAGATCTCTAACGCGAGATGCGTCTAGGTTGATGTCGATCTTTGGTTCAAGACATGGTCCCCATTGCGGAAACAAGTTGAGATAAAAGCTAGAAGCGTCTTTCTTGAAACCGATCAGCTTGACGTCTTTTGATGCGCCAATGTGATCACTAATTGCCTTTTGAACACCAGCGATCCATCGAAGATTGTTGTAGTAATAATCTTCGAGACGTGCAAATCGAAGTCGATTATTTTCTTCATTTGTGAGGCAAGACCGAATCATTGCCTCGCGCTCATCAGCTGACCAGGGATTACGAGTGTCAGGAGCTTGATTGCTACTGCCCAAACCAATCACCAAAGTTTCAACTTGTTTAAACGCAAAGCGCACCAATTCTAGGTGCGCATTATGAAATGGCTGAAAACGCCCAATGAGAACTCCAAACTCGTACATGCCACTCTCCGTGAAAGTTCCAGCACAACCCTCTCTGGATTGATTTGCTGTGATGGCGGTTTGCCATCTATTGATTACGTATCAACTCTCGTTAGAGTTGTTCAACTCTTCTATGTCAAAGGTAATGAACAAACGATCTGACTCATCTTTTCGAACACGAATTGGTACCTTAAGTTGTGTACCATTTTCGCAAACGACGCATGCATATACTTTGCATTTATCGCCGTCGATTTGTTCATGAATTTTTGCCACAGTTGGTAAGTCGAGAATAAAATCCTTGCTGAGCGCAACGGTGTACTTCAATTTAATTTTCTCTTGCTAACAGCACGATCTTTCATGTGTTCCCAATCTCGATCATCAGGACTACGAACTTCTAGATTTTTAGCCCAAACACCTTTCAAAACTTTTGGATCAACGCCTAAAGATTCAGCAATGAAAGTTAGAGCATTCAAGTCTTTTGGAAAACAATGACCGCCAAATCCGCGAACGTAACGACCATCATGAGCTGGCACTGGTCCTGGCACGGCCCAATGACTGTTTCCTAGTCGAGTGTCAAGCTTGGCGTATTCAACAACTTTGTCATAGTCAATGTTTAGACCCTTGTTGTCAAGTGCTTCACAAATCTGTGCCATTTCATTAGCGAAAGAGACTTTGGTTGCGAGAAAACAATTAATGGTGTACTTTACCATTTCCGCAGTTGTTGAAGACGTTTTGACAAGCGGAACCTTTGGAAATGCAGATTGAAAAACTAGCTTGACAGTGTTGATCCATGGTCGAGGACCTCCCAAAATGATGCGATTCTGATTGCGCATATCATCCAGAGCATTTGCTTCTGTCAGAAATTCTGGATTGAAGACAACTCGAAGTCCGGTGTTATCAAATGTCTTATTCCAACGTTCTGTCGTACCGGGCGGGACAGTTGATTTGACAACTGCAATTCGGTTACCGGGTATTTTGCTTAATTGTTCTAGAACACCCTCTACAATCGACAAATCAGCCTCGCCGTCTTCAAACATTGGAGTTGGAAGACAAACGAAGTAAACACCAGAAAATGTCTTGAGTGCTTCACATGAGGCAACTAAATCTTCAACAGATGAAGCAGGTAAGAGATCATATGACGTGAGTCCTTCAGAATGAACAGTCACTTCGTGTGAATGTTTCGCTCCTGGCGCTTGTTTGCCGGCCTTGTCGTACGTATAGACGTCAAACCCACGTTCTGCAAAGACAGTAGTGAGCGAACCACCCACAAAACCTTGTCCGATCACTGCAATTGATTTCATGATGTTCCTTCAGATGATGTTCATGTCAAGAACATTGACATCTAACGTGTATTTGACGCCATCCTTAACGCCAGACAATTTGGCAACGTTGGATAACAACGTGTCGTCTTTAAAGACTTTGAACTTAGGAAGTGTTCCTGCGAAAGAAGGAGGAATGTCACCATTGACTGTAAAGGATGGTTTGTACAGCACTGAACATTCTATGATACACAAAAGATCATCTGAAACACTGACGCTAGTCGGAAATTCACCGATTTCTTTCATGAATGAATTAGCGCCGTCAATTAGCGTTTCAATAAGCGTTTCATACCATTCTCGAACCGTACCAGTGAATATTGGGCCGGTGATTTTCTCATCAGTCAATTTAACTTCTTTACCGGTAAGCTTATTGACAAATTTGCCTGGTGCTCTACTCCAAAAGAGCGGGTGCAAAATTTTAGTGGGGATCTCTCTAGCTTCACTGAGTGTGAAGACGACATTATCTAGACCGATAGATCGATTGAGAGTAATTCCGATCTCTAAAAACAGTTCTTGTGTTCGTGTGATGATTGCATTGTCAAGTTCTTTGACGGGTTGTTTGGGTAATTCAACTGCATAGCAATTTGCCGGCGTCATGTTAGCCACAATCATAACCAGCTGATCGAACAACTGTTTGGCCTCGCCTCGTACAATGTCATTTCGAAGCCTGTCAATATATTTTGAAGTCATACGTTCAATCCTATTTCAGATTGAGAAAACTGTTCAAAGGCTAGCAAGTTCAATCAATTTACGCGCCGTTCCTGACCATGCATCTTCTTCTGTAATTTGTGCCACTGCATGATCAATGATTGATTGACGTTTTGTTGCATTCATTGACTCAATCTCTCGAATGATGTCAGGCACTTGCTCAATGTTATCGTATAGAATTACAGAATTCAAGCCTTCAAGGTATGTTTCAGATCCTTGTGCCTTACTTCGAATACTGAAACATCCCTGTGATGCGGCTTCAACGTCTTTGACCCACATGCCAGTGTTGAAATTCAATTCCTTGCCATCAACATAAATCAACATGTCTTCATTGTGCACGAAGATTCGTAGCTCTGAAAGCTTTTCAAGAAACTCAGGATACGCTAATGAGTTACTTGCAAGAACTGATGTCTTGATGCCAGATGACTCAATTGCATCTAACAACATTTTTCTACGAGGGTGAACAGACCCTACGAATCCAACAGTGTTCTTACGTTCCAGGTATTCAGGTCGTTGCACACAATAGCGAGACAACACACCCATCTTGACAAAGGTTGATGGCATGCCAACACTAGCGAGATAATCAACCCACCACTGCGTCGTCAAGGCAAAAGATTTGACATTGACGTGTTGCATGATGTGATGATATGCGCCTTTGAAAGGCGAGTCATCCATGAATGATTGCCAAGGATCTTGATCGTAAACGACCAATGAAGCCCCTTTGAGCCATTTTCCAACAGCTTCAGAATTTCGCATTAACGTCCGCTGTTTCAAACAACTGATGAACCCGTCAGCAGGACTCGATGGCGCATACAAAATGTCTTTCAGTTCGACCTGAATCAGATTACATTTTTGGTCTAAAGCTATCTCTAGTTGGTGTTGAAAACAATTGCTTCTGACGTAATCAATAGTGTCAACTAGTTGAACAATGTTCTTCATGTCTTGGGTTCAAATTCAACTTGTTTGATGATCAATTTGCCAGTCGCGTCTTCAAAATACGCATTAGGATATGGGTCTTCACGACACCTGATGTGATTCCACAATTCCTTACAAGTCATTGCTTCAATAGCCACGGGATAAGGTTGGCTAGGAACTGGACGCATTGGGTTGGGTAATTTGCTGTGTTCAGGTTTCAAGCGCTTGACTTTGATCCCTTCGCCAGTTTGTTTTGCGTATGTGTTATTCGGAAAATTTGTGATAAATCGTATGACAAGTGTTGATGATGCCACGGTAATATTGCGTAACACGTCATGAAGGTGACCGCGAAGATCGATCATTTCTTTGTCAATGATCTGACCTTCGTCAAATTTTTCATCCAGCTTGAACAGTGTTGCATACGTTTGTTCAACACCATCTAGAATTTGATTTTGAATGGGAGATCCGCCGGCGTAATGAGGCAAATCAGATGGATGCATTCCAATGACCAAACGATTGTTAACAACGTCGGCAGGAACTTTCCAACTCCATCCTAACAAGATGACAACATCCCATTCAACATTGACTTCGTCTAACAATGCTTCAGGCGTTTTGACAATTTTGTAAAAGTGATTGCGTTGTTGCATCATCGGCGCAACTGCAAAAAATACTTTTTCAGCCCATTCTCGATACAGTGCAAATAGAATTTTCATGGCGTCTCAAAGGGATGATTTTTGAACCACCAATGTGGGTGAGTCAACATGTAAATGGATCGACCGGTCGCAAGACCTTGAGACGGATGAGTGCGCCAGCAAAGGTGCGGGTTGAATCCCTCGTTGGCATAGACAACCTTCGAGAGAATTCGATCTTCATAGGCATGGTAATCTAACTTTAGCTCTTCAGAGATTTCTTTCCAGTGCTCCTCGAGCCATGGGAGTGAATTGTGAAGGTAATTGATGTCACGGTGGGGTGCCAATCCTCGAATTGGAAAAAAAGCCCTCAACATATTGAGTTCGCTTTCTAAAACGTCTCGTGGATTGAGCTTATTGATCGCAGCAAATTCGACAAAATTAGTGTGAAGTCCTAATTCCATTCCGTGCTCGCTGGCATGTTTCAAAAGCTTGAAACATGGATAACTCAATGGATTGTATTCAGCGCCGGCAACTCGAATGAACGTTGTTGATCTAACGCCCATCTTCAATTCAGAATTGATGACGTGTTCAAGAGATGACGGTTTATGATCTAGATCATGCCGAATGACAAAAAAATACTTGTCTGGACATCCAAGTTTAATGAATTCAGACAGTGTGACAAATCGATAACCTTCGCATAATGCGTCATTGATGATCCATTCGTATGTTTCCATACTAAAATCATTATGCGAAGTAAGAATCATTTCCAAACCTTAACCATCTGATCATAACACGCTGATGCTTGTTGGAAAGCTAATTTGAATTCTTGATCTGAATAATTGAAACGACGATTTTCAGCAAAAATGCCAGACATACTGGCACCGATCAATGCAAATCCCCTAATTCGATCTTGATCTCTGCGCCAAGCCTCCATCACTTTATTGATGACGTGTTTTTGTCCTTTCAATGAACGATGCACGCCATAATGAAATGCTTGACATTCATTGGCATAGTGACAATGTAGGCCTGCCGGCGTCAATGAAGCTGGGAGGCTCGTTCCACGCAGGACAATATCATGATCTGTGTCAACCTGGCGATCACAATATAGTTCATCTTGAGTGTCATTGAACGTCACTTTAGGGCTGAAAACGTTGAGGCCATGAATGTGATCATCAGTCATGTAATCATGCAGAGGTGCCTGGAGACCTGTCACTCGTGGATTGTCGCGAAACAATTTAGCAATTTCTGCTAGCGTATTCTTTTCTGCCAGCACTGTGTCCGCGTCAATTTTGACAAAAAGTTCATGACCATCACGCTGATCTTTCCAAGCATGCCACAATGCATTGTGAGCTTCTTTTTCCTTCAGTCCAGCTACGATGAAATGAGTAACAGTGACGTCTTCTTGATGCTGAATGCGGTCTAGACACGTTTGGAAGTCACCTTCATTCGTGTACATGGTTCCGACAAAAATACGAGGCAATTCAATCATGTCTGCTCACTCATCGATTCCCATGTCGATTTCAACATGTACATAATGATCTGATCGTGATACGTCCCGTCACGCCATAATGATTGTGTCAATCGACCTTCTTCTTTGAATCCCAACGATTCATAGATGTGATGTCCAACTTCATTGTAGACAGCGGTCGTCAAGCTGACGCGGTGTAGGCGCATGTCATCAAAACATCGACGCAACATCAACGTCCACATCAATCGAGCGTAACCTTTACCTCGAAAATCATTATGAATGTCGGCACCCAAGACACAGTTTCGATTACCAGAATCGACGTCGTAAAACTTGGTGAAGCCCGCGGGTTTATCGCCAACTTCAAAGATCAGACGTAGTTGATTATGATTATTCTTGATTTTGTTCCACCACGCCAAGTGTGAGTCCATTGTGATGGGTTCTGCGTGTGTCATGTTCTTCAAGACAACTGGATCATTGTGAAGTTCCACAAGAAACTTGTGATCATCATCCGTGACAGGACGAAGTTTGAAAAGAACTGGATTTACTGCACGTTTGACGATCACTTTGTCAATTCCTTGACGCGTTTAGCGATGTGTTCAAGATCTTCGTTCTCCAACCACCACCCGCAAGGCAATGAAAATTGATTGTCGCTGAATTCGCGGACGCCAGGTAAATCTGTTTGTGAAGACTTGAAGGCAGTGTATGCGTCATTCGGTACATGCACGACCCCAGCCATGATTCCTTCAGCGTTCAATACACGAAGCAGCTCATCGCGAGAGATGGATGATTTTGCAGGATCAATTTTCATGGTGTAAACCCAAAAACTAGATTCTGCACCAACAGGACGTGACGTCGGTTTTACAGTCTCGCAATCACTAAACATCTGATCGTAAAGTTCAGCATTGGCGCGATGCGCCGCGATGGTGCGATCAATGAATGGAACTTGCGAGAGACCAATAGCGGCAGAAACATTATTCATATTGAACTTGTAGCCGGCTTCTTCAACATCGACGTCCCACTGTTGACCTTTCCAATCCCCCTTTTCGTCCTTGGCTTTATCACGATCTAGACCAAACCACTTCAATGACTTGGAGCGCGAATAATCAGATGATGATTTGCTAATCAGCGCGCCGCCATCTCCAGTAGTGAAGTGTTTGATTGCTTGAAAGCTGTAACAAGTAAAGTCTGCCCATTCATGAATAGGCTTGTTTTGATATCGTGCACCAAACGCGTGGGCGGCATCAAGAATCAATTTGATCTTTAGATCTTGACAGAATTTTTGCAACATGAATAGGTCTGGAGGCGTGCCAGCCCATGCAACGGCCATCACAGCCTTTGTCTTGTGAGTGACTTTTTTCATGATAGAGTGCGGGTCTATCATGCCATGAACAGGATCGATGTCTGCCCAAACTACGTGTGCTCCAAGATTGACAATGGGCGTATTCGACGCCACGCATGTCATTGGCGTAGAAATAACTTCATCTCCCGGTCCTACGCCCGCAAGTTTAAGAGCCAAAGTCAAAGCGCTTGTTCCACTATTTGTCAATGCTAAGTGCTTAGTTTCAAGGATCTTTGACAACTTCTCTGTCAATTGAGTAACTTGAACACCTTCATTGATGAAGCCTGAATTAAAGACCTCTTGAATCTTTGAAAGAGCTAAGTCAGAATTGACGTTGACTTTGAACAGTGGATAGTTCTTCATGTCATTTCCTATTTGTCATAATTTCTTCGATCGGCGCGCCCTGAAACTTATCAAGTCCAGGTTCAAGAATTCCTAAACGATCAAGATAAGATTTCAAATCATCTTGTGACATGACAATGTCGGAACTAGCGTAAGTAAATCGTGTGCCGCCGCCAGCTATGAAAGCGGGACCGATAACGTAGTTTAAACTTTCTTTAGGCGGTATCAATAACACTTTTCGAGTACGAACAGATTCAGATTCATTGATCAGATCTTCGTGCTTCTTTTCACCTGGTCTGAGACCGATGATTTTGACAGGTTTATTGTATTTTTCTGAGAAGATCTGAGCTAGATCACCGATCTTCATTGCGGGTAAACACGGAATCCATGTTTCGCCAGACTTACCATGTTCAAGAGTTTTTTTGATCAAATCTACGCTATCATCAAGTGTCATGACAAAGCGCGTCATGTCTGGATCAGTGACTGTCAAACAATCATTATTTTCAGCTTGGTACTTGAAAAGTGGAATGATGCTACCTCTTGATTCAAGTACATTGCCATAACGAACAGCTAGAAATTTGGTACTTGGAAAGACGTTTGAGTGACTGGTGACGATACGTTCAGAGATCGCTTTACACATGCCATAAACGTTGACAGGCGAACACGCTTTGTCGGTACTGACAAATAGAACTCTTTGAACATTGATGGCAGGTGATAAACTAACGACGGCATCGACGACATTTTGAGTGCCTATTAGATTAGTCGCTACGCTTTCGCTTGGACTCAATTCACACGTGTCAACTTGTTTGAGCGCAGCTGCGACAATAACTGTATCGGGTTGATATTGTCGAATGACGTCACGCATTCGAGAAAGATCTCTTACGTCACCAACATAGAATTCTAACTTATGTGGTAAACATGCCGCCGTAAAACTAGTCAACTCATTTCGAATAGACCAATGTTTTGCCTCGTCTCGAGAACAAACAGCGACATCACCATCAGGTAACATTCGTTCGATTAATTTTCGACCTAGCGATCCAGTGCCGCCGATGATGAGAGTCTTAGACATGTTGAACTTTAAACTAAGCGAGTAACCATGTACTGGTCACGTGGAACGATCGTGGCAAATCGAGTGCTTTGATATCCGATCTTTTGTAGATCTTGCGCACTTGTCCATGATCCCGTGATGCCAGGCGTACCATACGGATTCAGATCGCAATTAAAAATGCCACCGTCATGGATTGCAATGTTAGGATACATGTCGTGGTATGCGTGTTGAAAATCTAGTTCAGTGAACTGTCCGCGATCATGCAACTGATTGAAAACTGTCTTCAGCGCTTGATAGCGATTGAGCGCAGGCAGCTGTGTTAAAAAATTTGTTGACCAAAAACTGCCTTCAACACGTTGAAGATTAATGCTTTGACCGGTCACTTTATTTGTGTGTGATTGCCAAAGATTTCGCTTAGAGTCAGGTCGAGGTTCATCTTTGTTGTAGAGATGAAAATTTTCAACTGAGTATTCATGCAATCGCATGCCACCTAAATTTGGGTGACGATCTAGGAATTTAACGCACTCATCAAGATGATAAGCGCCATAGTGCATCATGTCAGATTCAATAACGTACGTATACACTGGTGGATCAGATTTCAAACTTTCAAGCCACCAATCGATTGCTGTCCAATAGCCTACATTGCGATCACATCGATAAACATTGTCGACTGTATTCAGAATTTCTTCTGAACTCAAGAAAGTCGAAGCGTTGTCAAAAACAGTAATTCTCGACTTCCAGTCTGGAGGACATTGCGTCTTGATGTTGTCAAAGACTTGTTTTACCAACTCGTAACGTGATTGTTCGAGACAACATGTGACCAGGAGAATTGCAGGTTCTTTCACAGTGATTCAATCAATCTTCGATATGGTTCGTAACCCATAGGGAGCTTCAGGTGTTCGACATTTGGAATCTCAGGACGTGCCATTGAAACATCATCATTGATGGCACCGGTCGATAGAACCATACTCGCGACGCCAATGTCACGTGAAACCACAGGAACTCCTATGAGACCACACTCGATCAGTGATTGTGGACCACCTTCTTGTCGTGCTGTCACAGGATAAAGATTAAGGACCTGGTACAGGTCATTGATGGTTTCCTGTGAAGGTTTCTCGAAGTAGTGGTACCGTATATTTGCAGCCTCTAGACGCTTCATCAAGTATTGTCGTCGCCACCCTGCCAGGACAACCTCTAATGGAAAATGCTGTTTACATCGATCTCTAAAAGCAATGATTGCGTCAGCCAACAAGTCCGGACCTTTTTCGAGTTTCGGACTAATCAGATCATGACCTTCGGTATCACGTTGAAAAGATCCAATGAAATATGTGGGAGATTCAGCTCCCATTCCTCGAGGAAGCTTGTATTTTTCCCAAAGCTCTGCGACTTTATGATCAACATGAGTTCGCCGCCAAATCTTTTGATTGGCCCAGTAGTTGATAACGTGAATTGGTTTTTGTGTCAGAGGTTTGATGAAAGCTTCGGTATGTTTGTTAGGTACATGATACGCAGTGACAATTTGATCACGATATTCAAATTCCATTCGTTCACGTGGGCCAAATTTCTCTGGTACGATGTGATGCACCGTAACCAACACCTTCTTGTCAAAGAGAATGTTGCGAGGAACTTGCTGCCAGCACCAATCCGCCATTAACCAAATGACGTCAGCCTGTTCTGGGCGATTTACAGCGATATCACAATTATCGTCGTTCCATTCTTTCACAAATCGATCGACAATCCAATTCTCACCAGGCGCTAGAACAAAGACTTTTTTCAATCAATTCTCTCCTTAACTGCGAGAGCAACATCATGATCAACCATTCGCTTCACTAAGCCGTGGAAGTCTACTTTAGGTTGCCAACCTAATACCTGATGTGCTAGTGTCGGATCCGCGCGCAAAGTGTTAACTTCAGACGGTCGAACAAGTTTGGGATCAAGCTTGACATAGTCAGATGCTTTCAAACCCGCGTATTCAAAAGCAGTGTCGACGAATTCTTGCACGGTGTGATGTTCGCCCGTTCCGACGACGTAATCGCGAGCTTCTTCTTGTTGCAACATCATCCACATAGCTTCAACGTAATCGGGGGCATAGCCCCAGTCACGTTTCATATCCAGTGGCCCAAGCAACAGTTCTTTTTGAAGACCATATTTGATACGACCTACTGCCCGTGTTATCTTCCTCGTGACGAAGCTTTCGCCGCGGCGTTCGCTCTCATGATTGAAGAGAATTCCGCTACAAGCGAAGATTCCATAAGCTTCGCGATAGTTCTGTGTGATGTAATGACCAAAAGCTTTGGCACACCCGTATGGAGAGCGTGGATGAAAAGGTGTTGACTCACGCTGGGGCGTTTCTTGCACTTTTCCAAACATCTCAGATGAACTGGCTTCATAGAAGCGTATCTTCAAATGTGAGCGTCTAATCGCCTCTAATATGTTCAGTGGGCCAATTGCCGTCACGTTGACAGTGTTAATTGGTTGTTCGAACGACTGGCCGACATGGCTTTGTGCTGCGAGGTTGTAAACCTCGTCTGGTTGTATCTCTTCGATCAACGTTCGAATACCAGTAGCGTCTGCGACGTCGCCATGATGTACATGAAAATGACTGCTGTGCATAGCATCACGTAAATACCCCCAACGATCTGGAGTGAATTGTGTGGATTGTCGCACCAACCCGTGAACCTCGTAACCTTTGCTTAATAGCAAATCAGCAAGGTACGATCCGTCTTGTCCAGTCACGCCTGTGATCACTGCTTTCTTCGTCACTTTTTCTCCTGTTCTACGTAACGCCATACGAACTTTCCTGCAGTCTTTAGGTGACCTCGACAACATTTTACAATGTTCGTTGCTGGTGTGCCTGTTTTCCGTTGTGCATCAGCAATCGATGCATGTATTTCAATGAATTCACTATTCTTTGTGAACTGCATGATACATCGACGATTGGGCTGTCCTGCTCTAATTGCAAGGCATATTTCTTTGTTTAAACACTTACCGTAAAATGGATGTTTGACACCGCGTTTTGAAGCACCAATGTTCTCACATGTCATCTTGGAACGCTTTTTCCCAGTGTTTGAAATACGCAACCTTTCAAGATGAATTGTTGTCTTTACTAAACCTTTATGAGACAAGCTATTCTTCTGACGTGATTCAAGTGTGTGTTCATACCCATGAACACCATCACCTCCTCTCGTCATGTTATAACCGAGATTACCTTCATCAAATGCATATGAATGACGTTGTGTAATCCACAAAATCTCAGCGTGTTTGACACCATCAAGTGTTCGTAACACGTCTAAGACTTCATGTTCCCAGTTCACATCGCCGTGTTTTCTGATAGCATTGTGAAATAAGCGTTTTGACCCAATCTTGGAATCATAACAATGATCCTTCCACCGACGCATCATAGCATCATAGTATGACTGACCTTCTTCGACGGCAGCCCAACCAATGTAACGTTTGGTGTTGTTGAGATTGGTATGAACGTAGACAACGTACACAAGTAATCTTACTGCCTGACGAGCTCTTCGAACAACTTGATGTAGCGTTTTGCGACAGAAGAGATGTCAATGTCGGCGATTGATGAGTAATCTAATTGACTTCGATCAGGAAGTTCTGACACTTGTGTGATGTCAATCGGTGGCGGGTTATCATAATCAGTCAACTCAAAATTGTACGCTTGTTCCTTTAGAACCACACCATATGAACCCACTAATTCTTTGGTACCACCCACGTCACTACAAACAACCGGCGTGCCTTGAGCAAGGGCTTCAACCACTACGTTAGGACAATGGTCGGCCCAGGCCAGATGTAACATCCAATTGGCTGCTGAATAAATTTGATTGTAAATCTCCGGACCGACTGGACCTGTGTAAAAAACGTGTGGATTTGCAATTCGAACGTCGGGATTGTTACCCAAAATTAAGAGACAACTGTTAGGATTCTTAGCATGAAGACGTCGGAAGAGTTCAACATTGGCACTTAGACGCTTTTGAGGGTGCCAATTTGAACTGCAGACGTACATCAGTTCATACTGAGCACGGAGATCGACCAAGGCTGGAATGGTCAATTCCTTGACGGGACTTAAGTCAATCCCGTTGCCAATCACTACCTCAGGCCTCCAGTAATTGTCAGCTTTCCCCCACCAGTATTTGATAAATGACTTGTCGAACTCTGACTGAAAAACAACAGCATCACAGTCGTAAAATAATGACTGAATGTTGAAATTTTTGGTGTGAAATTCATCAGGTTTAAACCAAATTCCATCCAGTCGTTGGACTACTTTTGAAGCCAGAGGCGCGCCCGAGCGTTCAATGAAAACCAGAGAAACATCTGCATTTTCATTGCTAAAAACTACCTCATGACCTGACTCAAATAATCGTCGAGCCAACCGATTGGCAAAGGTATTTGGCCCAGTGCCGGCGTTCAAGTTGACATTATCAAAATGTATACGCATTAGGCACGACGTTTAATCTCGTACAGAATAGGTTTTGCAAAATCAGTGCCATTCAACATAACCGCAAGCAACGCTAGTTCTTTGGTTTCGATGTTTTCGACTTTAGCACGATTGGTAAAAATTTCTGGATCTAGTTCCTGTTTTCCATTGACAAGAACACCATCATAGTACTGTTGAGCAAGGTAGTTCATTCCTTCGTTAGTGATAGGCATTTCTACTTCGCTGATGCACTCTACCAGGGTTTCAAAAATGGTTGTATAGATCTCGGTACATGCAACCAAATTCAAATCACGCTCCGCCGTTACCAACGGCTGTAGCTTAGCGTTCAACAATTTACTGATTGTCTCGTGAAATGCTCCGGGTTTCAATTTCATGATGTCATCCTTTTCTTGAATTCTTCCCGAAGTTCCGTCACCCATGGAGCTTTAGAATCTGAATAGAGATTATGCAGCATTTCAATGTCATGGTATGGCAGATCGGACAGGTTATATTCGTTGATCACGACTAAATCAGAGACATGAACATCATCAGCGACCTTGATTGACTTGAAATACTGATTAGTCAACCAACCAATTGAGTCATGTGTAAGTTTATGTTTTTGACTGCGTGTAAAAACAGATGTGATTTTTTCTTTGAGAGTGTCTCTAACCTCTCTAAGAACGTTGGTTGTCAATTCTGAACGACCATTGAACTCTTTTTGAATAGCGGAGTTTAAATGCGTCTCCAACAATTGAGTGAATCTTATGTGTTTGCCTTCCATGTTGCCTCTAAAAATGCATTATACTCATCGACGCACGTTTGCCATGTTAGAAGGGTGCGAGATTGGACATTTCCATGGTAAGGAGGAGATTCTAGGATGTCTTTGAGTTGTTCCCAGTCACCATATGCATGAGCGTAGCCTGCAAATTCTACAGCTCCCCCGCCATCTTTGTGAACCCATGTCGGCATATCACATGCTAACGCTTCGAGAACATGATTAGGCCCAGGATCCCACCGTGAGGCAGAAACATATAGATCATATTTGCCTAATTCTTTGCCTAGGCTCTTTCCACTAAGTGGCTGAATGACCTGTGTGTGCTTGAAGTTGCACTGGTGACGGCCAATATATGTGAACGTGAATTTGTCAGAGTTAACTCCAACGAACTCATCAAGCTTTTCATAAATATCTGCGCCCTTCATACGATTATCACTCCAATGATGAGCGACAATATTGAGTTTGCCATTGTCGAGTTTTGGTTGACATTGAAAGATTCCCCTGTCAACACCATTGTAGATGACAGTTTGATTTTTACACGCCCAACCTTTTTCATTGAAGTAGTCCTGTAACCACTTAGACACAAAAACAGTGGCATCGATGTGTTCTGACATCTTCAACAACATTGAGTCCATATGATTGGTTCCCTTGCGAGCATCATTTTCATTGACGCGTAATACAAGTTTGCAATCAGGTTTCATGTACGCTTTGTACATGATAGCTTGCTCAACGCTAATTTCAGCAGGACTTTGATTTTCTAGACCCACGAGAAGCATGACATCTGGCACCATGTTGATGGTCTGAGATCCCGCCAGAAGTTCAATTCCTTTACGAGAAGAAAATTCGTGGAAAGCTTTAATAAACAAATTTCCCCCGCCCCAAGGTCCAGAAACAGGAGAACGATTGACGTAGACTTTCATAGTCTCATCATATCACTAATTGACCAACCTTTGCATTAGCGCATTACAGGGAAAATGCGAGTGATAAATCTATCTTCAATTCTGGCGCCTGGAACTCGAGTTGGAACGGTATCTTTTGATGTCACGCCATCATAAATCGTTTCCAATACTTCGTAATCAAATGCATCGGGATGTGTGTTTGCAGGAAATGCACCCGGATCATTAGTGTAATCCAAACATGAGCCTAAATTTGGATTTGAGAACGTTTCATCACGGTGATTAAGTCCTAAAACATGACCAACCTCATGACACGCCACGTACATTCGCCAATCTGCACCTGAGTAGTCAGGTTTATCAAAATACGTATCGTTGAAAGTCACAGTTGCTTGAGTGATTTGACCAACATCATCAAACCAGACATTTGCCATGCCCAACCAACCATTTTCACCATATTTTGCATTACAAACTTCAACAGTTCCCGCCGCCGGTGGACATGTTTGAACGTCTACGGTTCCTGGAATGATTGAGGTGTTGATCACTCTTGATCTTGACCAATCGATTGATGCAGATGTTAAGTAAGATTGCCAAATTGGAGACAGGTTCTGTGACAGAGTGACCTCAGTTGGTCCACCAATTCCCCAGTGATAATTTCCCCAAGCGTGACTGACTGGTTTTTTAGGTCCACTATCACTAATCTTACCTGAGTCAGGTGTTCCAGAATCAGGTTTGTTTGTTTGATCGTCCGCGTCGCCACAGGAAAATGCAAGTAAACATATTGCGAAAGTTGCGATAATCTTTTTCATGTTGTCATCCGTTAACCACGAAATTTGATGATTCATCATCCACCCAAATGACTTGTGTCATTCCTTGGTGTCCATGGATTGATTCGAGAGTGTCGATATTAGGATAGTAGCACATTGATGACGCTTTGGTCAGCCAAACTAGTGCGCACCACCCTGTATCAAATTGACAACCTTCGGCAACCTTGCCCAAACCAGAGACGCCTGATGCGTCTTGGTTACGTTGTAGATAGAATCTTTTCACTTTACGTACCCTCTTGCACGAAGAAATAAAGCTTCGTCTCGTTGAAACATTGCATCCGGCGTCTGATACGTTTCTGGCGTGTCATTGATTGTGTAATGATACATCACGCGAGGCAAAAATCCTCTTCGAGTAGCATTGTGAAGAACTGGCAAGTATACAGCTTGATCGCCGGCTCTCTTGATGTATTCGCCATCTTCGCCTCGGAAGTTAATGTCAGGTACATCATTAATGAGTCGTTTTCGAAACGTTTTCAAATGACTGGAGACCCAGGGGTGCTTGTAAGGATCGGCATCCGGTGACATGGGACCACTGATGTTCTTTGCAGCGA